ATTGAACCATGCATTATAAAATTCATTACGAGCACCTGCCTCTAGGAACTCATTAGCATCTTTGTATTTGTCATGTTGTACCCTGTATACTTTGTTAGGGTATAGGTTAGCTATCCTTTGTGCTACAGCATTCCCTTGTTCATCATGCTCAATGGATAGTATAATCTTCTCGAATGATCCTAACCAATCTGCTGCTTTAGTCCAAAGTTTATTCGATGGTGTAGCTGATGGTAGTGACACAAAAGCTGATGAATACCTAGTTGAATTACACATTTGGTATGCTGACATAGCATCTAGTTCACCTTCAGTTATGGTGACAATCTTACCTGACCCAGCATTCCAATGGTTCATACCGAATAGTTCATCTGACTTAAGGTTGGTAGCTCTAAATTCTTTTGGAAAAAATCTAGTCTTTATACCACCTGAAGGGTATGGGTATTCTTGCTTCACCTCTTTACCATTGCTGTCAAGGTATGTCTTAACACCATAGAACTGCATAGTCTCTCTGCTTATTGATCTTACTGACCTGTACACTGATGTTAGTACTTCGGTAGGTACAGGTTTAATCTGCGTTTGTTGTGGGTTCATATCCCATCCATCCTTTTGCTCTTGCCCCATTACAGGGTATGTTTCTTCTGCCCATTCGAACTTACTATCTTTAGTCCTAGGGTAAACTCTTTCGCAGCTATGACACCTGCCTGAACAGCTCTCAGTATTGTAGCTGAAGGCATCTGTGCTGCCACAGTCCTCATAAGGACATTCCTTATGGCTTAACCAATTACTCATAATATTTGATCCCAATAATCTTGTGTAAACATATCTAAAATGACCTGTATTTCTTCAGGTGTCAAGGTGGTAAGCTTAACGATCTCTCTATCTTCATTGTCATATAGTTCTGTGATAGCAAACTCTGGCTCCTTATCTACAATGAAATGGTGGTCATCCCAGTAGCCAGAACCGTCATCCCAAACCTGTCCAAAGACTTCAAGTTCTTGCTTGCCTCTTCGTATGTATGCTCTGTAATCCATTTAATTTATTTTACCTCTTGACAGATTAAATAATGTTGATACCCTAGGGCTTGTCCCTGACAAGGGTTCTATAGGTTAATTACGGTATGCCTTACCACCATTAGTTAAAGATATAAGATACTCTTTATTCTCTTGCTTCTCGTGGTCAGATATTTCTTTATCCAACCACTCAGCATCGTCTATCTCTTTGATTAATTCATTGTGGTATCTATGTAATGGTTTAGATTTAGTCGTCATCATCATCACCTTCTATATCACAAAAGTATACAGCAAAGTTACCATCACCTAAATCTTCTATAGCTTCAAAGGTAGCATCACCATTATAAATCCAATCATAAAATTCTTTCTTATCCATTGTTTTCATCCTCTTCCCAACTTTTAACGTGAACAATACCCTTCACCTTATCTAGTGACGAACTCACATAAGTTTCTAACGTAGCTCTATTATAGCTGCAATAAGTTTGTATTAGCTTACCATTTCTATCATATGTCTTAACTCTATACATTTAGTAGTTCCCTTTCATCTGTGTATAAATCCATATAGTCTAGTCGTTTACTGTCAACATCACCATAATCAATCATGTGCTCGTACACTTTGCCATCGTCTAGCTCTATGTATAACGTACCCCATTTGTCATAGACGTGCCGTATATCTTCACCTGTCTTACCTTCTGGCAATTCTATCTCAGCATACGCCGCAACTGTATAGCACCCTTCCAAACTTATCTTATTACTCATTTTATTAACTCCCATACTGTATTGAGTGTAAAACTAAACGTAAACATAACACCAATAAATGCAAATCCTAAAACTGAATAGACAAATGCTGTCATAAGTTTCTCTTTACGTTCCTCATCTCTTTTATATTTATCTACATTAAAATATTTGTTACTCATTTTGCTACCCTTTCTTTTACCCAAAGTCTTTTGAGTTTGTTATTCTTGCCACCTATAGCACCTGTAGCCTGTCTATTCTTTTGTGCAGTCCACTGGTCACCTTCTTTATAATTGCGTATGTTAAAAACTTCACGCATTCTTTTATTTTCTTGCTTGCATACTGTTTCATGAGCAAGTCTTAATCTATCTTGAACATCCATTTAAATTTCTCCTTTTTCTAATATACTTGTTACTTCGTATGTAAGGTTGTCAATAAGGTCATAAACATCTTGTGGTGCATGATACTCAAACGGCTCCCATGCGTATTCACTGATGTATGCCATCTGTGCATCATCATCTAATTCAAAGAAGTCATCCTCTAAATGTGCACACAAGAAATGACCTGAAAGTCTAATGAATAGTTTTTCGTATTCCCCTTCTTTTATTTTTCTAGTCATTTAATTATTTCCCTTTCTCTAAATATATTTCTACACTGTTAACTTTATACCCACAATAAAGACATTTCTTTCTACGTTTAATTGATGGGTATCCTAATTTAAAATAGTCTCTTGTGTCAATTACTTTAAGCTTACGCCTATATGATTTGACTAAACACTCAGGACAATAGCTTAAAGATTTATTCATCCTCTTGTATTCTATCTCTTAATTCATTTGACAAAGTTTTGCAAAGCTCTGCTATCCTGTAGAGTTCTTTCTCTATGTCGGCTTGCGTTTCAAAGTTACATGAAACAATTTCTAAGCATGAAATTTCTATGTCTGTTAAATTCATTATTATATCTTTATCAATCATTTGATTTATTTCCCTTCATTTAAATAAGATACTATTTCAAAACCTTTTGCATATTGACGTTGCACGGCGTCAACTCTAAAATTCTTTTCATATTTTTTCAACAGTTGTCCGAATTCTTTATTCGCTTTAGGACAATATAAATTATATGTTTTAGATATAAATATCTTTTCATTATCAACATTAGAATAAGCCTCTATCCCAAATAAACTTTGTTCTTTTCTTGTATATTCAATTGAATTTATCATTCTACTTTCTTTCTGTTTAGGTTTTAATATTATTTAGTGACACCTGTTAGAGATGCCACCGATAATACTAAAATTAATATTTCTTAACCATCTCGACAATAGTATCCACACCATTATCTAAAGTATAACATAATCTACAGTCTTTACACTTTTGACCAGTACAATTTTGCAATTCTTTATGTTCATGTTCTAGCACATTGTTAAAGGTTCTATCAAAATGCTTTGGTGGTTTTGTCATAACCGTACCAACCTTTTGATTTGAATAGACAAGAATAAAGTTTTTTGGTTTGTCTCTATTCTTAAAGTATTTGACAATTAAGTCATTGCGTTTAGTCCACAATGCAAAATTACAATGCGGGTTTTTCTTGGCAATCCTTACTAAGTTTTCTAAATGTGTAAGGTTTATTAGTTCCCCGTGTGCGTTAAATCTAAAGAATGCATCTAATATTGTAGGCAACAAATCCATATCAAAAACTCTATTGGCTAGGGCTTCACTATTTCTTTGTAATGCTGGTTGCATATTCTTACGGTAGCTTTTCAACATTGTATGTGAATAGCAAACTGTACAAATATTATCTTTTCTAGTAGATGCATTCTGTTTAATGCAATATTCATTTGTCATTGTATTGGTACTGATAGCCTTAAAGCCGTCTAATTTGCCTGTCATTTTAGATATATGAATTAACGGGAAGTTTGACATATCGTTTCTTCTTTCTGTTTAGGTTATAAAATTAATTCTACAATTGACACCAATAGTTGATGTCAATGTTAAAGTTAACTATTTCAATAGTAAATTAGCTTTATGAATAGACTTCCCTAAACTAACAACTTGTAAAGCTTTTTTAATGGTTAGATCGTTATCTATACTGAAAGTATTAATAGTAATGTAGTTGTTTACATAATCCAAATACATATCCCTTAGTTGATTATTAGTATATTTAGCTTTTAATCTTTTTATCTCTAAGTATGTCATATTCATAAATTCCTATGTGTAATTAATCTTTGTTTGTCCCTATTTATAATTCTAAGCTTTTAAATATGTCAATACCTAAAATAAATAAATATTAAGATTAATTAATGACCAGTAAAAGAATATAGAATGGTGTTATAATATAACCGTATAAACCAAACGTGTCCTTAAGCTTATTACAATTATATTTGTCAGTTATTACAAAGGGATAAGACAAAGGTATAATGCTATGGTGTATTTCCCTTATGATAAATCTTATACCATTGTCACATATTTGCCACAGATTATACAAAAGTAAATACATTCAGTTGACAGGGGGCTAAATCTTATAGTAATATCTATAGAGGTGACAGGGGGTTCACGGGGTATCCTGTTGTATGTACAATGCACCTCAAGATTTTCTATATATTTTTCCTAGCATGCCAAAGTAGTCAAAGACTACGTCTTCTCAAAAAAGAAACCCACCGAAGGATTTACCTAGGGTGGGCTTTACAGTAGAATCTGAACGTGTCCTTAAGCTTTACGGTAGTTTACCAATACCATAGTACAATGTGGTATAGAGTAACCGTAATAGACCAAGGGATTATACGTTATACTAACAGGAGATACCTTGGTATACTTATAGTATATACATATATAGGCTGCCTCCGCAGCTATAATGGAATTATACACACAATTACCACCCCTGTCAATAATAAAAGAATACTTTTAATAAATTATTTATTTAGGTGTTGACAAATATATTACACTCGTGGTATACTAACTTTTATGATGTACCAATACGAAAACTTTAAAGGATCTAACGGTAAGACAAAAACCAAAAGTTTGTTTTATGAGTTATGTTATTCAGATACCGAAGATGCTATCTTTACACTTAAGGATAGGGACTTAGAGGCTCACGGCAAGATGTACTTGTCATTACAGAAGCTATACCTACAGTTAGCTCCATCTGACCCAACTGAGTATGAGTTTGCTCAGACAGTCTTCGGTTCATGGGATATATGGAAGACGGTATCATCCGCAGCTAACATAAAGGTACATGTAGCCAGATGGAGAAGTGAAGTTGAGGTCAAGGTCAAGTCAGAGGCTATAAAATCAATAGCTGAAGAAATGAAGACAAAAGGCAGAAGTTCCTTTAGTGCAGCCAAGTTATTATTAGATAAGGGTTGGTTAGATAAGGAGAATGCTTCTCAGGCTAAACAGAAGTTAAAAGCTAGAGAAGACGAAGATCAAAACAAACAGGCTTTGTCACATCTTACAGAAGATGCTGAACGCCTAGGCATTAAGGTGAACTAAGAGCAAATGGCTAAGAAACCAGATATTACAACTATAGCATCAGGGTATGCATCCAACACCACATTGAATGCTAACTTCGAGTCACTCCGTACAGGTTTCGATAATGTTGTGTCATTAGACGGTAGCACCCCTAACGCCATGCAAGCTGACTTCGATTTGAATGGTAATGACATATTAAACGCAGGTAACATCTATGTTGATGGTGTCAATCTTTTAAACCTCTTAGATAATGTTACAGTTAGTGTCTATGCACCTAGTGGTGGTAATGATGGTGACGTGTGGTTCAAAGTAAGTTAGAAAAAGAAAAATTAAACGAGGAATAAAATAAATGGCAGCCCTTTCAGACTATTCAGAGAAACTAATCTTAGATTACCTGATGACAACAGGTAGTGTAACTCGTCCTACAAACTGGTATGTAGCTTTATACACATCAGCACCTTCAGATTCAGGTGGTGGTACTGAGCTTTCAGGTAACGGTTATGGTCGTGAGGCTGTAACATTCGCAGCTGCAACATCAGGAGCTGGCACAACATCTAACTCAGGTGCTGTAGTATTCACAGCTGACGGGGGTGATTGGGGTTCAGTTACTCACATGGGTATACATGATGCATCATCCAGTGGTAACCTACTATGGCACGGAGCATTAGCAGCAGCTAAGACAGTGCTAGATGGTGACAGCTTAGAGTTCGCAGTTGGTAATATTGACCTAACTGTAGCATAGAGGGAACAAGTCCCAGTGGCTCAAGGTTATCGTATTACAGAGAGTGGTGACCTCAGGGTTACCGAACAGTCAGACTCAAGGGTATCTGAACGGTACTTTACAGGGTCAATCTCACTCTCAGGTTCAAGTAGCCTAGCACCAGCAGGGGGCAGAAAGCAACAGGTATCAGCATCCTTAGCTAATGTTGGTAGTGTACTCTATGCAGGTAACATATCAAGACCTGCTTCTGTCAGTGCAACAGCTACAAGTTCGATAGCTTCAAGTGCAGTTCTAATTAAGAATGCTGAGATAGATCTACAGGGTGTAGGTACTCAGCAAGCACAAGGTGATAGAACAACCCAAGTTGAGGTAGCTTTAAGTTCTACCAGCACCAATGTGTCAGAAGCTAAACGCATTAAGAATGCAAGCTTCGCAGCACAGACAACAGGATCAATATCTAACGTTGTCAACTTAAGACTGTCAGCAATCTTTGAGTCACCAGAAGATAACATCATACGCCTAACAGAACTAGGTGACACAAGGATAACAGAAGATGGTAATGTAAGGGTTGCCAGTGATGCATCTCCTAACAGTGTATACGGTACAATTAATGCTGACGGGTTAGTAAGACCATTCGCAGCTGTAGCATACATCAAAGAGGATGGTATCTGGAAAGAATTTGACCCATATGTTAAATGGGGTGGTGATTGGACTTTACCTGACAAAGTCTACAAGAATGTTTCAAACAGATGGAAGAGGGTCTACTAAATGGCTAACATTAAAATATCCGAGTTACCAGCAGCAAGTGCAGGTACAGGTACTCAAGAGTTCGAGATTAATGATGGTGGTACATCCCGTAAGTTGACAGGTGCTCAACTCCTGACGTATTTAGCAGGTAACCATACCCACACACTTTCAGATATAACCGATGCTGGTACGGCTGCAGCATCTGCTACTACTGACTTCGAAGCAGCTGGCACATCAGTAGCATTAGCAATAGCATTAGGATAATAGATCAATGGCAAACTTATTTAAAAATTATACAGTATCATGTACTGACACATCAGAAACAACAGCATACACAGTTCCAGCTGCAACAACAGCAGTTGTCATCGGGTGTAACGTAGCTAACACAGGGGCTGCATCATTAACGGTAGACGTTAAGGTGGCAGGTAAGTATCTTGTCAAAGGTGCACCAGTTCCTGTAGGGTCAGCTTTGTCAGTCCTAGATGGTAAGATTATCGGTGAAGCAACTGACACAGTTACAGTTACCTCTTCAGATGCAAGTGGTGATGTTGACGTTATCGTGAGTGTATTGGAGCAAACATAATATGGCTGGATATATAGGAAGTAAATCATCTGTCACACAAGTTGATGGATACACGGAAGCTGAAGCTGATGCTGAGTTTGTAACCAAAACTGGCGATACAATGTCAGGAAACCTGACTGTAAACAAGTCA